CCCCATACACCTTCTAAGCCCCTACTTATTAGACAATGCCTGTAGTCTAACCCGCACACATATAAGAATATACCCCATATATAAGAATATATACCCACATATAAATATAAAAAATTTGATACCCCTTAAAATAGACGCTAAGAGCGCTTTTCTTCTATTGCTTTGCTCGCTACGCTCGCAAGCAGGGATACTATATACGTATATATTCTATACAATGAATGCACATTCACGTGGCAGGCAAAACGGGAGGGGGGTGGATTGAGGGATTTTCAGGAAACTTTGGATTTTCTGGATTTTCCCGCCATCCCATTGATTCCACACACTTTTTTGCATCGGGATTTTTTCACATCCCTATTGCATTCTACCCAAAGGTGTGTTATGATTTGCTTGCTACGCTCGCAAGAGAGGCAGTTGGCAGCAACCATTATAAACAAGCGCAGGAACATCCAAAACGTGAAAGGAATTCTAACATGATACAGACAAGACAGCAATACAATAGAAGCAATACAATAGCAGCCTTCAAGACAAGGGCAGAAACAGAGACTGCCATTTCATGCGCTGTCACCGGAATTCTGACAACCTTCCATATCCCTACGCTTCCACCCCTCCCTCTCTTGTCCTTTGCTGGCCTGCATCCACTAGCCAATGCAACAGCCTGTAGGGCGCTCGCTTCCTACAAATACAGCGAAGAACATCACAAGCTTGCACCAACAATCCTAGCAGGTGCAATTCTCTCAATCCTTGCAGACCTGCAAATAAGAGATGATCATATTCATGCAGTGGAAGCGAATGCAATCCTCTCAAATCTTCCACTTTTCACACTCTCGCAAGTCTTATCCTTTGCTGCATCTCTGGAACCAAGACATGCAAAGAGAATCCCTCATATCTCACTGGAAGAAAAGAATCCAGAGACTCTTACACGCTGGCATGCAGACTGCATAGAGGCATTTGCTTCTTCAATCTCTGAGAGACAGACATATCAGGCTCCACCTGTACGCAAGGCACAAGCAACAGAATCTGCACTCTTTGCAAGAATACGCAAGGATGCACGCATTCTTTTCAACGAATTGAAAGATTCTGACGTTCTACCATCGAAACTCTCAAATGTGATAGGGATTGCATTGCAAGGTAGGAACATGCTAACAGTCAGTGATTCCTTGCGCAGCAACATCGCAAAAGCTTTACTGATACTGGACACTGAAGAAACCAAGAAACTAGCTTCTATATTCTCAACCATCAAAGAGGCAACAGAGAAGGAAGAAAAAGCAAGAGATATTGTATTCCTCTCAAGTATAGAAAAGGTCTCTGATTCTTTTACTGATGATAAGAAACCCAAAACCATCAAAGAGTTGCTGGCAAAGAGAAAAGAACAGGCTGAAGGCCAAGCCTGCGAAGCAGCAACGCAAGTTCCGCAACAGGAAACGCAATCTCCTACACATGAACAACCAGAAGCTGAATATGAAGATGAAAGGGAATATGAATATGAAGAGGATGAACCTAGCATGCTATGGAATGAGCCTGCTAACGAAGATGGAGATAACGATCATGAAAACACTTGATACACAAGCATGCGCTTCCACCCCAAAAGGCAAAGCCCGTAATACCTTTGGCATAGCAGGATATGATGATATAGTAAGCGCACACCTGCAAGCCCGTTACCTTAGCATTGATGATCTAAAGAATGGCTATCTAACAGAGAGTGCAGACCGAGGAAAGCAATATCAACTTCTTCTAGACTACAAAGCAGAGAAAGCCTTAAGGGAAAAACAAGCAACGCAAGAGACTCCAGAGACTCCAGAGATAATTGTTCTAGTATCCTTCCAGATAAGGAAAGATGGCTGCTATGCTGTTGCTAGAATGTGGGAACCAGACAAACAAACCAACAAGACAGAAAAGGAAATGTCATAATGGCTTTCAATTATAGAATGGACAAAGTAAAGAAACTTCCAACAGGCCAAGCATACAGCGTACCTTGTGGCATGGATACAATATGCTATGCCTCTGAAAAATCCTATAATATATTCAAATGCGTAAGGGATACCAGAACACAGTTAGAAGAGAATGAGGTGTTCTTGCATTCCAAATGGGACAAAGAGAAGAAAGATTTTGTGATCTACGCTATAAGTTACCAAGAGGGTAATCCAAACATATCAAACAAAGAATTTATATATACATATCTATTATGAACATACCAAAGAACAGCAAGCAAGAAAGCAAGCAAGAAAGCAAGCCAACAGGCAAGAAGGAAGAAAGAGAAGAAACAGAAACTGCCATTCTAGCACTCTTCCTTCTCTTTCTCTTGATTGCGATGGCAGACTTCCTCGTGGAGAATATCAGCCAAGAACTCCAGAATATCTTTTCATATCTTTTCCAATAGAAAGAATATCATGAACGCAAATCAAGAAAGCATGGAAGCCCCAAAGAAACAAACCCTAGCAGAGAAGATAGCAGCTATCAGGGCAGAGAGAGAAGCTGCGAAAGAAGAGCCAGCGAAGCTGGGACGCATGAACCAAGATATAGAGGCAATAACAGTCACAGACATAGAAACCACAAGCACTTCTATTGCCACTATGCTTTCTTCTATTGCTACTGCTATGAAAGATTCTACACAAATTCCTGTAAAGCAAACAGAAAAGCCTCGCTCTCTTTCACAGATTCTTGCAGAAAGGAAAGCAGCAACAGAAAAAGAAGCCCTTGCAAAGCAAGAAGAAAACACAGAAGAAGCTTGCGAAGCAAAGCAAGAAACAGAAACCTTTTCCTTGTCTGTTCAACTCAACAGCCAGCAGCTTCTGGCGAAAGAGCTCGCTTTTACAGGAAAGAGCTTTGTCCTGACAGGTGCAGCAGGTACAGGAAAGACAACAGCACAACGTGAGATAGCAGCAGCACTTCTCAAGCAAGGAAGGCTGGGAACCCACTCTTTCAGGATACAAGGAACAGGCTCTCATGAAGAAGGACCCTCTATTGCCTTTGTTGCCTATACACGAGTTGCTTCTGGCAATCTCAAGAGGGCAATCCACAAAGACCCAGACTTAGAGGAGGCTCTCAGGTACAATGTGACAACTATCCACAATCTTCTAGAATATCAGCCTGAAATATACTGGGACAGTGAAAAGAACAAAGAGAGCATGCGCTTCATCCCAAAACGCCACAGCAGCAACAAACTTGACATCACACATCTCATAATAGAAGAAGCAACAATGGTAGATATTCCCTTATGGAGAAGCTTGTACGCTGCCATGCGTGATGGCGTACAGGTAATCTTCATTGGAGATATAAACCAGCTTCAGCCTGTATTTGGAGCTTCTGTTTTCAATTATGCGTTGGCATCCCTTCCAGTAGTAGAACTAACACAAGTCTATCGTCAGAAAGAAGGCTCTTCTATTCTTGATAATGCCCACAAAATTCTTGCAGGAGACTCTTCTTTGATAGAGGATGCTAATTTCAAGATAATCCGGGGAGGAACAGTACAGCACTCACAGCATAAACTCTTGATGTCCTTGGCACAGACAATTCCTACATGGCATGCAGCAGGAGAATATGATTCAGAAGAAGATATAATCCTAAGTCCTTGGAACAAGCAAGACCTTGGAACAGACTCTCTCAACAAAGTCGTAGCACAATTCCTAGGAGATAAGAGAGAAGCAGTAGTCTGGGAGGTTGTAGCTGGCATCGCCAAACTTTATCTTGCAGAAGGTGATAAGATTATGTACAACAAGCAGATAGGAATTATCAAAGCTATAAGAAAGAATGGTGACTACATCGGCAAAGCGGCAAGGACAGAATCAAAAAATCTCTTACGCTTTGGAGCATATCGTGGCACAGTGGATGAGGGAGAAGATTTCGAGCTTGCAGGCTATGAGAATATCTCTCTTGAATCTCTTATGGAAGAAGAAGTTGGCGAGAAGAAAAGACAAGCCTCTCACGTAGTAGAACTTGAGATGGAAACAGGAGAGACAATCCTCTGTAGTGCTGTGGGAGACTTCTCGCCACAATCTTTCTCTCTTGGGTATGCTCTTACAGTACATAAGGCACAGGGCTGTGAATGGCGCAAGGTTTTCTTTGTCCTTCATAAAGACCATAGTATATCAGCACATCGTGAGCTCCTATATACAGCAGTAACAAGAGCAAGAGAGCAGTGTATCCTTATAACAAAAGACTTCATGATACAAAAAGCGATAGCAAACCAGAAGGTGAAAGGAAACAATATCCTTGAGAAGATAGCATATTTCAATGCAGGTGTAACAAATGTAGAAGATGTTCCATTAGTGAAAGATGCTTCCACAGAGTTGGAAGGATAAGAATTGAAGGAGTAAAAGATGTCAGCAATCTCAGAACTTTTAGCAAGTAAGACAAAACCTGTAAATAGGGAAGAGAGCAGGAACATATTCCCAATTCCAGATTCTTATCTCTTCATTGCCATATATACACCTTTTCTCAAACATCCTAGTAGCTTCCAGACAATGGAGTTCAGAGAGTATAAGAACTGGCTCCTGGGTGATGCTTGCTATGTTCTCAATACCTTCAATCCTATGAATACAACTGGCCTGAGAAGTATATACCTAGAAAATCATGAGAGATATATCCAGACATCGTCTGATTTTCATAGGATAGCAGAATTTCTATGGGATTTGGAATTGACTGTTCCAGATTCTCTCAGAGAGACATTTGAGTGGATTGCAGAAGAGAGTATATAGAAAGGAATAGAAGAAAGAAAAATCAATGCTTGCAATTTTTGCGATTTTCCAGTAAAATGAATTTTCACTTTTTGACACTTCCACCTAACAGGAGAGCTATAATGAGCAATATAAGCAACAATGATGATATTCTAAGAATTCCCCCAGACGAAGAGGAAGAGGTAGAAGAAAACCCCTTGTCTTGTGTTGATGACTTTCTACAAGAACCAGAAGAGATAGAAGGTGAGCTTGTAAGCTATGCTGAAATTCTTGCTGCCGCAATTCTTAATGACGAAGTTGTTATCACAATCCCTATGGAAAGTGAAGAGCGCGTCAAGAATGGCATCAAAGGATATAAGAGCAAGCAAGCAACAAAGAACAGGAAAGAAGGACAGCCGATTGATAACTCTATCCTATCATTTATGTCACGTCCTTCCAAAGACTTCCTTGGCTATGTTGATCTCTCAGTGATTTCTCAGAACCGTGGTGTTGTGAGAGTTAAGAAGATGAGCATCCCAGAGAATGACCTACCAGACTGAACCGGCCGATATTTTATAAACAACAGATAGGAGAAAGACATGACTGACACAATAGAAACAGCGGAAACAGCGGAAACAGAAGCGAAGACAGTCCAGCTTGTTTCGGAGATTCAAGCACGTATAGAAGCACTTGATGCTCTCTTCGAAGAATCTCTGCAAGGAGAAATGGATGCTCTCAAAGAATGTATCATACAGAATCCTTCTGCAGCAGCTTTGCTGAAAGACGAAGATATTGGCAACCTTGTACGCAATCTACGACGTACTGTTTCTACTGCTTTGGTAGAAGCCTCAGAGAAAAAAGCCAAGCCACGAGGAAAAGCAGCTTCTCCACGTCTTACAAAAGAAGAACTCGAAGCAGCACTAGCAGCAGAGGGTCTTTGAGATGAGTCGCTCTTTCAGACTTTCCCACTCTGCTATCAAGACTCTTGGCCTCTGCGAACGCAAATTCCAGCTTGAGCGTATTCTCTCAGGACAGAAAGAGCATGAAGACTATCCTGCTACAGTCCTTGGCAAGGCTTGGGGAGCAGCAGTAGCTTCTTACTTTGTGCATCAAGACCAAGACAAAGCAATATATGATCTCTGGCTTTCCTACTACCCACGCCTAGAGGATGATGTCCGTACCCAGGAAGTTGCTATCAATATGCTTGTGGCCTCTTTTGGAGAAATAGATTCCCTCTTACAAGATTGGGAAGTCTGGCATGTAGAAGGGAAACCAGCAGTAGAACTTTCTTTCCGCCTTAATCTTGACTCTTCCTACTACTTTGTAGGATATGTGGATATTGTCCTGAAGAACAGATATACTGGAAGAGCAGCAGTCTTGGATGTCAAAACAACAGGCTTGAAGCTCTTTGATCTTAGTCCAGTATATCAAAACAGTCCTCAGTGTATAGGGTATTCCATTGTCCTTGATCAGATAATGGGTGAGGAACTTGCAGAGTATGATGTCTTTTACTTCTCAGGTCAGCTTGGTTCTGGGAATGGCTTCTCTCCGATTATCAAAAGCTATGTCTTTCCTAAGACCTTACAAGACAGACTTCATTGGTTCATCTCTCTTGGTATGGATGTCAAACATTTGGAAGATATGGCAGAGATGAATGTCTATCCACAACGAGGTGATAACTGCCTTCAGTATAAGAAGCCATGCAAACACTTTGGAACCTGTAGCTTGTATGGGCTTGATAGACCAGCTGAAGAGGAAGAAGATACCACAGAATACCAGTTTGTGTTCTCTTTGGAAGAGATTATCGAGAACCATATCCGTAGAATGCCACAAGAGCTTGCTAACGTTTGAAGAGATAGGAGATATATAATGGCCCGGATAAAAAGAAATAAAGATGGAATCTGGGAAGAGTGTTGTACAGAGGGCGAGATAGATTCTATAAAAGAAAGATTAAAAATGGCAGAGGATACCATTTCTGCTCTCCTAGCCTATCTGGAAGTGACAATCGAAGTAGTTCCAGCCTCTAATAGACATCTTATTTTAAAATCAATCAAACTTCCAAAGAAAGTATAAGGAGAAAACAATGTTTGAACTTCCACACTATATTAAATTCTCAAGAGAATGTCAAGAGGAGAAGAGGGAAGGTACTAAGAATGACATAGAGAAACCAGCTCTCTCGCTTCTACCTTCCTCAATGCTTCTAGAAGTTGGAGAAGTTCTAACATTCGGAGCAGAGAAATATACAGCACATAACTGGCGGAATGGGATACATCTCTCGCGTCTTACAAGTGCAGCACTTCGCCATATCCTAGCCTTCAATGAAGGAGAAGATATGGATGAGGAGTCTGGTCTTTCTCATCTGGCACACGCAATATGTAATTTGGCATTCGCTTTAGAACAGATAAAGAATCCTGTAAAATATGACGCTTATGATGACAGATACATCAATACCTGATATACACAAAAGGAGATATAAAAATGAAAGCACTTGACGCAACACTAGAAACAGAATTTACAGTTGAAAATGGAACGATAACGATAGAACAATTACACGGCTACAATAGACAGAAGATAGAAATTCCTGTAGCTCTCTGGGGAATGTTTGTATCAAGGGTGAGTTCAGAGATTCTAGGAGACACTGGCTCTCTCTTCTCTGAAAGAGATAAGAATGGAGGTCCCAAAAATGACAATCTCTTGTGATACATGCTCAAAGCCTGCAACTTGTAAGATAAGCTGGCCTCTATCAAAAGGCTATACACAGAGCAATGTTTGCAATGCTTGTGGCCAATCTATCTGGAAGAAGCTTAACAAAGATTTCTCAGGAACAGAGGCTGTTAATAGCTTTACTATTGAGCCATTACCTGTAGAGGAAACTTTAACTTAGGAAAAAGAGGACTAACAACATGGATGTTTTAACAAGTACCCTAGAAACCAAAGTAGATATACAAGGGAAGGTTATAAAAATACACCAGTATGGAAATAGTGCCATAGTGCAACAGCTAGAAATACCAATAGAACTCTGGGACTCTTTTACGAAAAAGATAAGTGAAGAAATTAAAAGAAGGAAAGAAATAGCTGATGCTACCTATCGAAATAACCCTCCACAAATTGGGCGTTAACATGAACATACTAACTGGAACCGTAGCAACAGACATAGATGTACATTACAAAGATCTCTGCCAAACATGCAATGGAACAGGAGAAGGTATGGTTGATGGCTCCTATTGCCATGCCTGCAAAGGCAAAGGAATTGCTAGGGACTATGAAGCAGAGGCAGAAAAAGAGGCAGAAGCCGCTGACCATTGGAATGATGCACTAAAGCTAGGAGAAAAGGAATGAAGCTAACAAAGCAGAACACTGAATTCACCCCTCTAACTATTGTGATTGAAAATCAGAAAGACCTGGGCATATTCTGGGCTATGGTTACTCAAGCACAACTGACTACAGAAGAGAGGTCTGTACATAATATGGCTACTCAAATATCCGACTGGCTGGCTAAGGAGAAAGTTTATATTAAGTTCAAGCTAAGGGAAAACATAACATGTTAACAGAATTACCAAAACCTAGTGATATACTGATAGTAGAAGTAGGAACAAAGCATGAATTCTGGTATGTGAAATATAGAAATGAAGATAAAGTATTAGGAAGTACAAAATACTATCTTTCTAATCCATTGGAGGAGTTGCTAACCTTAGAAGAACTTAATATGTACAATCCTATTGTTGTAGGAACTTGGGATGGTATATGGCCTCACATAACTGTCAAACTTAATACTACTGAAACAAACTCTCAATCTAACACATAAGGAAAGAATATCATGGACAAGAAAGAAACAACAATCATAGAAATCAATGGCGTCAAACTAGAAGTTGATCTTCGACACGCTAAGAGGATAGATGAACTCACCATAGGCTCTCCTGTGAAATGTCTAGTAAAGAGGTATGACAGTTACTCTGTCTATCCAGGAATCATAGTTGGGTTTGAGCCTTTTCTTGCGCTTCCCACCATCGTAGTAGCTTACTTAGAAACAGATAGTTCTATTGCTGATATTAAATTTAGAGCATTCAATACAAATACAAAAGATTTTGAGATGGTTCCAGATGTAGATTATATCAGCTTAGCTTTGAATAAAGAGGAAGCTCTTGCTAGATTTGATAGGCAAATATCACAGAAGGAAGGGGAGATAAAAGAGATACAACAAAAGAAAGACTTCTTCTTAGGAAACTTTGGGAAGTATTTCACAGAACTGTAATTCTAACAAGGTAAGAAAGGAAACAAGACCATGACTATACTTTCAAGACTAAAAAGATTCTACCTAAAATTTCAAATACAACTCCTCGAAGCTAGTATCTATCTTGCATCTCATCGCAATGATGATAGTGCAATAGAACGCTACACCGAGCTGATCTTTGAACGCAATCAGAAACTCTACCAACTAGAACTCTTCTCCTCCAACACAGGAAAGGAATCACAAGGATGAAACTATCAGAGCTTGCGATTGCAGCCAATGCCTCCAAAAGAGCCAACCATTCCATTCTCTTATATGGACCACCTAAGACAGGAAAGACTCGCCTAGTAGGAACCGCTGCTTCTATTCCTGAAATCAAAAGAATCTTCTGGATTGACCTTGAGAATGGTGCAGAGACTCTCTTGCATATGGGTCTCTCAGAGGAAGCGATGGCAAAGATAACACTCTTCCGTATCCCAGATACAAGAGATACTCCTCGTGGAATAGAGACTGTCCTCAAGATGTTCTCTGCAAAAGAGCCAATCACAATCTGTGATGAGCATGGAAAAGTAGCCTGTGTAGAATGCCAAGACAAGCTCACAAAAAAATATCAAGGTGAAGAGTTCTGTCTTAAGACATGCACACATTTTGATCTTGTAGTGATAGACTCTGGTTCCCAACTGGGAGACTCCGCCTTGAATATGGCCTGCATGGGAAAGCCTCTAGAATACAAGCCAGGCTGGGATGAGTATGGCCTACAAAGTAAATGGCTGGGAGACATATTAAGCGTAATCCAGGCTGCAACCTTTACCAACTTTGTTATGATCTCCCATGTTATCCCTATAGAAGAAGAGCACAATGGGGTAAAGAAAGACCGCTTATATCCTCTAGTTGGGACAAAGGGATTCTGTTCCAAGGTAGGAAAGTATTTCGGAACTGTTATATATACAGAAATTAAGATGGGCAAGCATGCTGCGGGTTCTGGCTCTACTTATAAGAGTGATACTATCACAGGTTCGCGTGTGAATGCTCTTATGGAAAAAGCCACAACTCTTGATATGCGTGCCATCCTAATAGAAGGTGGTATTCTTAAGTGAAGCCTTCTGTTGTGGAAGAACCCAAAACGAAACGAAACTCTCTTGATTGTAGTCTCTTATATAAAGGAAATAGAAATGAACGCAAACACTGAAAATATGACACTTGACCTTGGCGCAATGATGGAAGAAACTTTGGATGATATTCCTGAAGCTCCTGACTTTACCAACCCTCCAGCTGGAGAGTATGTTCTCTCTGTGAAGGATGCTAAGATTGAAACCTATACTGCCAAACCAAAGAAAGATGATGCAGGCGGTGAGAGGGATCGTCTGAAGTTTCTCTATACAATCGAGAAAACCATCAGTGTATCTGGTAATGAGCCTCCTGTTCCTGATGGTAGCATATTCTCTGAGACTTTCCAAGCTACTACTCAAGGAGTCTCTTACTTCAAGAAGCGTGTCAAAGATATTATGAATGTCTCTGATATGACAGGTGTCAAACTTGGTGAGCTTCTGGATTCTGTAAAAGGTATCTCTTTTGAGGCCCGCATCACTATCAGGAAGTCACCAAATCCTTCTGACCCTCTCTCACCTTACGAGAATGTTCAGATTCGGGTTGTTCCTCCAAAGGCAGTAGCATAAGAAGTAAGAAGAAAACAAAAGATGCCAGCCTCTTCTGGGGTTGGCATTTTCCCTTTCCAAGGATAGGAGAAACAGAATGTTAAAGACGCCACAAGAGATTGCAAGAATAGAGAATTGGGCTATTTTTCTAATCAAAGGATTTATAGCCTCCCTACGCCCTATGATGTATACGAACAATACAACACATAATATCTTACCTGCTGTTGCTGTCTATCAAGCTATAGACGCATGTGAGAATCTTATTGACGAAATAAAACGAAAGCAGAAACTTCGGAAACAAAGGAAACAGAGGAAACAGGAGATAGAATTGTGAGAATCCTAGTCAATTACGATAAAAGAGAACAAGCATATCTCCCAGTCTTGCAATGGCACTTACGTAATAGAAACGTAGAAGCCATTGCAACACATTCCACCCTCTCAATCACAGAACTGGAAGAGAAAGCAAGGCAAATAAAAGCCGAAGCAGTCTTCTGTTGTAATCCTTTTACACTTGCCAATCTTGTCCCTGGTGTTGCACCTTCGCTTGATGACTTCCGAGGAAGTGTTCTTCAGTATGATGTTCCTGTTGTGGTAGGGAACTCGTTGGCACATACACAAACAGTAGATCATGGAAGCTGGCTTCTTGGCTTGGACATAGATAAGTGCAAGACTGCTTCCCAGAAAGTTCCCCTCTTCCTCTACAAAGTTCTTCTCGAACCGGAGGAAGATTTCGAGACTGCCTACGAAACAATATCCAAGTCTGTCCTGATAGCTTATGATATTGAAACCATCACAGTGGGTGGAACAGACGAGAAAGATATAAAGAACGGAATTTTTCCTATTGAGGCTGCGATGCCAGAAGCAGGAGATACCCTAATAAGCTGTTGCACTTGGTCTTGTCTTATGCCTTCTGGAGCAATAGAAAGTTTTGTCCTACCCTTGATAGACTTCGGTGTAGATCATTGGAACAGCGATGAAGACTATGCTTCTGCCCTTCTTCTGATGAGACGCATCAATGCGCTTCCCATTCCTAAAGTCATGCACAATGGAATGTATGATGCTACACATTCTATCTGCTATCATGCAGAACCTAAAAACTGGATTCTGGATACAATGGCCTTGCTTCATGCAGAGTTCTCATCCCTTCCAAAAAGCCTGGATTTTGTAGCTTCTCTCTATCTGCCAGATTATGTGCAGTGGAAGTCAGAAGCTAGTGCAGCCTCCAAAGAGAAAGACATACATAGATATTGGGCCTACAATGCGAAGGATGGCTTCTATACCCTGCGTATCTGCATGACCCAGTTGCAGAAAATGCCAGCCTATGCTAGAATCAACTACTCCAAACAATTCCCTATGGTCTATCCTTCTTTGTATTGCAACTTTGAGGGCTTCAAGATAGACTTGGGGGTAAGGAATGCGCTACGGGCTAAAGCCTATGATGATCTTAGCCGTTCCCTTTCTCAACTACGAATCCTGACGGCTGATCCTACCTTCAATCCTGGCAGTTGGCAGCAAGTTGCTTTTGTAATCTATGATGTCTTTGGTGCAAAAGACCCAAAGGTAGGATGGAAGAAAGACCCAAAGACTAAGAAGAAAACAAAGATGACAAGAGGCACTGATGATAGCAATATGAATGCAGTAGGAGAGCAGCATCCTATTCTACTACGTCTTACAGATGCCATCAAATCTTACAGAAAGAAGCAGAAAGCAATTGGAACATACTTTGACTTCTCTCTTAAGAATGGGAGGCTTCTCTGGGCATTGAACCCCTTTGGTACAGATACTAATAGGATGGCCTGTTCTTCTTCCAGCTTCTGGTGTGGCACGCAAGTCCAGAATATCCCACCCTACGCTAAGGGAATGCTAGTAGCTGATGACGGCTTTCTACTTATGGAGGCTGATCAAAGCCAGAGTGATGCACGAGGTACAGCATACCTTTCCCAAGACAAGAACCTCATAGCTGCCCTCGAAGCAAAGGGAAAGGATTTCTACAAGAGTCTTGGTACTCTCTTCTTTGGTATCCCTTATGAAGAAGTTACCAAGGAGTTCAGGAATGCAGTCTTGAAAAAGATTGTACATGGCACAAACTACATGATGGGAGCTGCAACATTCATTGAGAATGCAGGAGTTTCTAACATTCTAGTAGGTGCAAAAGTACTTGGTCAGGAAGTATCCCTGTCAGCCAAACCACCTGCAGGACAAATATCCTTGAAAGCCTTTGCCTCCTCATTACTGGAAGCCTACCATGCACCTTTCAATCGTGTAAGACCTTGGTATTCAGAAGTAAAGAATGAGATAAAACAAACCAAGATGCTCAAGAGTCCTAGCGGGCATACCAGGTATTTCTTTGGTGATGTAGATAAGAAGTACCAAATCTTCAGCAGTGCAGTTGCACATGGCCCACAACATCTTACAGGAGCAGTTCTTAATAAAGGCTTCTGGAAAATATGGAAGCTACAGAAAGCAAATCCTACAAGCTTACGAATGAAAGCGCAAATCCATGACTCAGCACTTCAACAATTTCCTATAACTGAAAAAGACAAATACGTCACGCAAATTCTTGAACGCATGAACAATCCAGTAACCATACACAAAAGAGAGTTGGTAATACCTGTGGATTACAAGCTTGGCCTGGACTGGGTCAATATGGAAGAATTCAAACCATGATATGGAAGGAGTAGGATATGAGTGCAGAGCGTATCAAGCTTTCTAGTAATCTTCTTATAGATGAGGAAGATGAGGAGAAAGGGAAGGAAATAGATGAGCGTCCTCTTAAGTTTGGAAAGCATATTGGAAAGACTCCTAAGGAGGTGGCAAAGATAGAGCCATCCTACATTGTCTGGCTGGCAGATAGGAGTGGTGACTTTGATATAGTTTCTGAAGAACTCTATGATATGTGCAATAACGAAGAAGATGAGTATGATGAGCGGTATGGCTTCGGTTGGGATTCCTAACTTATGGATTTCTTCCATAAATACTTTGAATACGTAGGTCCCACAGAAGCTCCTGCTTCCTATCATAGATGGACTGCAATTTCCATCATAGGGACAATCCTAGGTCGTCAGGTATGGCTTCCTTTTGGGCATGGTACAATATATCCTAATCAGTATATTATGCTCATGGGGTCTCCTGGCACTAGGAAAGGAACTGCCATGAATATAGGAGCAAAGCTCCTCAAAGCAGCAGGATATTCTCGCTTCTGCCCAGACCGTCTTAGCAAAGAACGTTTCTTAATGGAGATAAAGCCTTATGATACTTCTGATTTTGGTATAGATGCAGACCTCGAAAATCTTGTAGTTGATGCACCCTCAGAGATATACGCATTCGCAGAAGAATTCACAGACCTAGTAGGGCAGGGTGGGATGGAGTTCATGACCATGCTTACAAAGCTCTGGGATAATATGGAAAGATACGAGCATCCGAAGATTCATGGACGTTCTATTGTGGTGGAGAAGCCAACTGTTAATATCTTTGGAGGGAATACTACGCAGGGATTTGCGTTGGCAGTCCCACCCGAAGCTATTGGCAATGGCTTCCTAAGTCGTATGCTTTTCATATACTCAGACCCTACAGAAACAAAAATAACATTCCCAGCACCAATAGATAAAGAAAGGAGAGCAGAACTAATAGACCATCTCAAAAACATTAGAGACAATTTTACAGGAGAGTTTGCATTCACGTCAGATGCCATGCCTATCTTGGACAGGATATACAAGAATTCTGTGGAAGTTGATGACATGCGCTTCAAACACTATAGTACAAGACGCTTTGTACATCTTCTCAAACTATGTATGGTACTTGCTGCTTCGGAGCTCTCAAAAGATATTGACGCAAAGATAGTAGTGCATGCAAATACAGTTCTTGCAGCCGCAGAGCGTAAGATGCCAAAAGCTTTGGGAGAATTCGGGAAGGGAAAGTACAATGAAACTTCTAGTGCTATCCTTGATATACTCTCTCGCTGTACAAAACCTATGAGTATGAGTGAGCTTTTCAAGAAAGTAGGACGTGATCTTAGTAAGATGACAGAACTTGCAGAGATCATGAAGTCTTTGATGTACGCAGAGAAAGTCCAAGTTATCACAATAGCAGGAAAGCAAGGCTACATGCCAAAGATATTAGAAAGTAAGGAGTGGCCCTCTGACCTTCTTGATATGTCTTATTTAACTTTAACAGAAAGGATATGAATATGAGCACAAATAAAAGTACAGACTTCTTTGTAAGGCAGTGGGAAAGTTCAGACAAAGAAGAGTTCAAACGTTCTAACCATAATGATTTTGCTACTGCATTGGAATTGAAGGAGAGGAAATTTAGCGGCATACGACACAACTCTCTTGCTGGAACTGTAGAGATATGGACTGAAGGAGATTTACGAAAGAGTATCTCATCTTTGGATGTTATAGAGAATGAGTATGCGATAGAGAAGGCAATAGAAGAGGTCTTTGCTTTGAATAAGGTGAGGATGCTATGAACCCTAAATCAGATACAAGACCTAACTGGTCTCTGATTATATTTGGAAGTGCCTATCTTATATTTATAGGCTATGTAATATATTGTTTGTTTTTCTAGGGAGACCAGAATAATGCTGTTATCACATGATGAAATAATAGACCTACTTGATAGGGAAGTTGTAGAGTACTCGGAGCCAGAGTTGGCAAACTCCTCCTCGCTAGATATAAGACTAGGACTTGAGATACTAGTTGAAGACTCTCTGCCAGAGAAAGTAGTCTTAAAAGAACGAACTCCTTTGAATATGAAAACATATCATCTTGTTAAGGAAGGCCCTTACTTTTTAAGGCCAGGAGAATTCATACTTGCTCATTCGCATGAGGTATTCAACTTACCTAATAATATCTCTGCTTCTTACTCTCTCAAGAGTAGCATGGCTCGTATAGGCTTGGAACATCTTAATGCAGGATGGTGTGATGCAGGATGGAATGGCTCTGTCCTTACCTTAGAACTTAAGAACATGACACGAAACCACACAATCGTATTAAACTACCTTGATCTTATAGGACAGATGTGCTTTTTCAAGCATTCCCCTGTATCCTACCAAGATTCCTATGCCTGTCGTGGCAGATACAACAAAGATAAGAGCGTATCTGGAGCAAAAGTGCATCCCTCTACTTATCGTTATCTGATAATCAATGAGCAAGGAGATGATGTTACACAAGATGTACTGGATGATGAACAGAAAGGAGAAGATAATGAGTGAGACGGAGCGTGAGATTGGGTATGATATAAACAGCGAGATAAATGTTATGCTAGACTTAGAAACACTTGGCACAAGAGCAGGTTGTGGTATTCTTAGCATCGGAGCTACTACATTCGATGAGAAAAAACAAATACATATCAAGATTCCTGTTTCATCTTCTCTTGCTTTTGGCTTACATGAAGAAGGGAAAACACTTAACTGGTGGTATAAACAAGACCCAGCTATTAGAGAAGATGCTTTCTCAGGAACAACCCAATTAGATAATGCCCTTGTTATTTTTTATAATTGGGTGCAAGCACTAGGGGATTCCAAAGATATATACATCTGGGGAAATGGTGCAGACTTTGATCTTCCTATCCTTGGACATGCCTATTCTGCCTTATTTATGGAGAAGCCTTGGGCACCTTTTAATGGTAGATGTTATAGAACCTTGAAAAGTCTTCTTCCTCACGTCAAGCCTGGTATCAAGAATGCTGCAAGGCATAATGCTTTAGAAGATGCACTCTACCAGGCCCGCCATGCTAGGAAACTCTTGGAGATGATATGAATCTTTATCGTAATGACAAAGCAACACTACGGTCAGACACTAAGCAAGAAGGCTATAAGAAATGTGAAAGAAAGGAATGCTCTTTATGGTTTAAAATTCCTTCCAGAGCCTTGATGCCTAAGAAAGTGACAAGGTGCTTCTGTTCTAATGAATGCCTTATACTTTATAGGAAAGAGTCCGCAAAGTTATATGGTATGACACGACGCAAAAGAGTTCGTTATTCCAATACCCAAGTCACTTCAAGCTGGAATATAGATTCCAGCCCAGCAGCTGATATTGTAAGGGCTTGGGTATTAGGAATCCCTAGGATAGTAGTCCCAAAGCTATAACTACGTAGAAATAGGCAAAAAGAAAGCCACATACCTCTAAACAAGGATGTGGCTTTTTTCTTTCCTTTTTTCTAGTATCCCTTCAGTCTCTATCTTCTATCATCCTATTCAGAGGAGAATCCTCTTTTAATTTGCTGATAGAAGTTGCCTGCCCTCCTACAGCTGACTGTCGTATAGCATCAGTAACTGCTGCTCTCCAGCCTGTAGTTGTACCAGTCCTTAGATATTCTTCTGCCATCTTATCTAGGGCCTCTGGATCAGTGCTTCCATTTCTGATATAGCTCTTTAAGCGGGCAGTAACTGCTCTCCTATTTTGAGCATCTGCTTTACCATACACAGAATTGAGTTGGAATGTCTCCCTTATCTTTATCTCTTCCAAGGGACGTGTGGAAAGAACCCTTGCTATTATTCCCTGTGTTGTATAGAGCTCAGCAGGAGAGGCTACCACATCACCTCGTGAGGTTATAGAATGGCCACTAAGAAGTTCTGCAGCTCTGGCTATTGGCCTGGACACTGATTGCAGGGATATGGCCTCCAATAAGGCTTGTCCTGTATTACCATCAGAAGAGAACGCAGCTGCTGCAACATGTTCCATCGAAGTGTATGCCTGCTTGGCTATGTTTATAGCAGCAATACTATCTACGTTTGTAGGATTAGGAAGCCTTGGTTGTATATCTCCACGTGTTGTGAAACCTGGACCAAAGCTACTCGGAAGTCCGTAAAGAATAATATTGGCTATAGGATCAGGTATTGCTCTAAAAGTTCCAGTTTCTAAATCAAAATGCTGATCTGAGAAGTGAGTTCCTATAGCCTCTGACACAACATGAAAGCCTGGAAGTGACGAAGCTCCAAAGATTGTAGATTGTGTAAGCAGCATCTTACCAAGAGAGGCCCAGTCTCTATGCTCGATTTGCCTATACATACTCTGAGCCATTGTTAGCATGTAAGTCTGGAAGAGAGCCATGCCACTACCAACTACACCTTGGAAAGCTGCTGGCCTCTGAGCTGATGTGTAGTTGCCCACCGTTTCATCTATGAAGTTACGAGCGAAGACGTAGGCACCAGTATCCGATATTCCAGGATAGGCTTTCTTTGCCATACTTATTCCAGTGAAGTAGGCTATCTCTCGTACAATCTCTTCTGACTTTGTTGAAAGAGTAGAAAGCCAAGCTACAAGTTTACTCTCTGTGGCTTTCTCAAGGGTAGTCAGAACACCGGGATCAAGACTTTTCTTGTGCTCTAGAATCTCAGACACTTCCCGTAGTCCTACATCGAAATCTCCTTTTGTTCTTGCGAAGTCTCCCCAATGCTTTCCTAGCTCTGGATGGTTCATCAGACGAACTCCATCTATCATAGCACTGAAAACAGAGAACTTAGCAGAAGGGTCTAAGGTGGCGCCTAGGTAGGAGGATGCCATCTTTCTATTGATAGCAGCGCTTGTAAGGATTGGGAGGGACATCGCATTAACAAGTGGCTGCGCTACCTCCAACACTTTAAGAAGAGAGGTTGCTGCTAGGCCATTACCAAGAGCTACCAAACGAGGAGTAAGTCCTTCATTGTCTGTGGTTCCTTCCCTTAGGTATTTGTTCAAGCCTAGAGATTCTTGTACTCCCTCAAAAGGAGACATTATCCCAGATTCTTTCATATCTGCAAGAGTCTTTGCCCAAGATTCTGGAGTTCTTAGGTTTGCTCCTGTCACTTTGTTGGTAATAGGGGCAAGGATAGGCTGGAAGAAATCAGCTACTGTCTTAAGTGCAAAGTCTGTGCCAACCTGGACTCTTTGCTGAAGCTCATTCCATGCTGTGTGTTCTGTAAGAGAAGGCTTCCCTAAGAGGATATTTCTAACAACTTGTCCAGGATCAACATTCTTGGAACTCAATTTCTTGAGAGTTCCCAAGGCAGCCTCAGAATGTACGCCTTTGGAAAGGTCACTTAGATTCTTAAGAACATTCATTGTGTCATTGAGTTGGAGTTCTACTATCTTCTCAATCCCATCATGTATATGGTGCTGATAACCTTGAAGGATGTCAGAGAAAATGCTGGTATCAGTAGCCACAATTGTAGGAGTAGAAGAGCCTCCATGCTGCTTGGTAATATCAGCAGACTGCATGTGCATAGAGTCATGCCTGCCAGCCAGCATATTGTAGTCTGCCTGCTCACTCTTAGGAACAATACGTATATGATTCTCCCACTTAGGACCATACTGTGCGATCAGAGACTTCTTGTAGTCTGCGATGCCAGACAGTAATTCAGCCTCTGTATCAGCGTATAGCATGCTTGTTGTATCTTTAGCTTTGTCATATACATAAGCAACCTCTTTATTTCTTGGGTTGAAAGAGGGCATCCACATTCCAATATCAGGAAGCTCTGGCCTACCTATTGCTTTTAGACGTGAATTCTTAAGTTCATACATTTCCCTTCCATACTCTTGAAGCTTGGACATAAGAGTTTTTACTTCTTCGCTTGCTACTTTGTAATCCTTACCTTTGAACTGCGCTGGAGAGAAGCTATCAGCATTCTGTTCCATATAGGCTAGGAATTCCTCATCTTTTGCCTTGATAAGTTGCCGGAAATCTGCTCCTGTTACCTTCTCAGATGGTATCCAAAATCTTCCATCTTTGAAGATCCTCTTTCCTGTTACGGACGCATATACCGCAGTTGCAGTATTTGCCTCAAGAAGATGGGCATCACCTTTCTTAAGAATCTGACCCATAAGAGCAGCAATTGGTTTCTCAAAAATCTCTGTTACTGTATTCTTGAGATGTATTGTATTCTTCCCAATAGCAGTCGCCATAGAACCAAGAGGACCAAAAGCCTCAAGGACTTGGTTGGAACTAGAGAAGAGCGTAGTCTTAAGCTCACTCTGTGTTACTTTCTGAACCTCGTCATACATATGTTTGCTGAGAATGCTCATATCTTGTGTATACATCATATCTGCATATTGACGTACCAGTTCAGATTTAGAGCCAAAGAGATACATCTGAAGAAGGCCATCAGAGGTAGCTTTCAAATTACGTTGATCTAGTTTCGCATATACCTCTGGTTCTGGAACTTTATTCATATCGGTGGAAAGTGCAAGCGCACGATTCCTAAAATCTAAGGCTGGGGCAATATCCTCAACACCTGTATATTTGAACAAGCCAGCACCAGAGACATGGCCTGTCTCTATGATCTGTTTGATAGTATCTACTGGAGTGCCAGTCTTAAGGGATATGGTCTCTATACCATACCCAGAAGCCTTCAAATTTTGTATAGCCTCCGACATAGACTGCTTCAGAAGAGCTTCCATGTCATTGAGATTGGTAACAACAGCTGTAGTGGAGGGAGTACCAGAAACAGGAACTTCCTTTGGAAGATCAAGGAGGAGTTTATCAGGTACTGTTGCCCCTTTGTCTAGGATGGCATTCTCACGTGTAGGAGGAAGGACAAGGACTTCTACATTATTAAATTGCCTACTTCCTGTGTCATTTATCACAGCAAGAATATCATCCACATGCACTTTGTATAAGCGTAAATCTGCGCCAAATGTACCTGCTTTACCTACTGTGATAGCATAACTTTCAATACCCCTATGTCCTAGAGGTTCTCGACCAAGACCTCTTGTAAGCCATATATTACCCTCCTCATCAGCTAAACCGCTGAAAAGACTACGAGCTGCCTGAGATTCCGCAGTGTTGTATATCTCAGAGACAACACTTTTAGCAGTAGCCGCCTCCTTTGTGATATGAGCGCTAAGACCACTCCTATATGTTAGGCCCCCAAGACGTAAGAACTCAGTATCACCCCTTACCCAATCCCTTAGGTTAGTAATAATTGTATCCGAGGTTGTCTTTATATCTGCAAAGCTAACAGGGGGTTTATGACTATCATATAGGAAAGTCTTCTCAAGGTCCTGGGTAAGAGCTTCCAGGTCTTTCAGATACGTTGGAGATACCCCACCAACCCTAGCAATATAAGCATCTCTTACTGCTTCATAGGAAGCTTGTTGCTTAGTAACTTTGATATTCAAGACAAGCTCAGGATCCGCTTCTGCAAGCTGACGTCCTCGGTTGACCACAGCCTTCACAAGAGGAAGATCGTCAGGGGAGATAACAAGATTCGCAAGTTCTTTTGCTTCCATCTGATTGACACGGAGAACAGCAGAAGCATAGTCACCCTCTAACTGTGCAGTATTCTTTGAGACCATACTGATAGCCCAATTGACATTGGGATGACGTCCTAGATTTTCCGCAGCAGAGGCTTCTAGCTCCTTAACAGTCTTTCCTAGATCAGCCAGAGTAAGATAGGAAGGAGCATCTTTCTTAGAGATATAGGAACCATCCCATACAGGAGAATATATCAAGTCAGTCTTGACTGTTTGTTCGATTTCTTTTGTAAGACCTGCAGAATCTGTGAGTTTCTTCATGATTCTACCAAATAGAGCTCCAGTATCTTTAAGAGCCTCTTCACCAGCACTCGCTACACTGTTTCCTTTTACAGCAGCAAAACCAATCTTATCCAGGCCAGCATTCCTAGAATCTCCTACAAATTCGACAAAGTGATCCAAGACCTCTCTTGGAGCTGTATCAAGGAAATCAGCAAAAGTGCCTTGCGCAGATGCCTTAAGTGTCTCTGCCAGAGTTGCCTCTTCTGTCTGGAGTGAAGTCTTCAGCCTGGCTAGTGTGTAGGGGGATAGGGTAAAATCTACTGAGGCATCCTCTGCTTTGTTTATGATAGCCTTCAGGTTCTCCACACCTTGTGCATGCGCTGCTGCAACCTCTCCAAGATGAGAGATAGGAGAGATATCAGCTTCTTTGTACGCAGCTCCAGTGGTACTCTTTACAATTGCAGGAGCCTCTGCTTCGATCTTTCCTATACTTCTTGCGATGGTGCCCTTAGCAATGATCCCTCCAAGCGTAGCTTGTATTCCAGTACCAAAAGCTACACTCATTAGAAAGTTAGAAGCGAAATCCTTGTGATAGTCTTCCATATAAGGATGAGCGGATAGGGCTCCTACTATAGCAATCTCAGCTGCAATGTTATCTGCTACAGCATTAAATGCCATAGCCTTATATACTTCCCTACGAGCAAGATTGAAAGCTGCATCCTTACCGGCTTCTGCAAAGGCAGTTTCTACAGCGGCAAGCCTGGAAGCCTGCCCTGCTGTAGAGAACCAACTGAGACCTTTGGTTCCAGCGCGGAGCATTGACATACCCTTCACTGAGAGACCAATAGGGGCTACCATACCTCCAATGAAAGAAGCTGTCTTGATAGCATCTGGGTGTTCATTATATACTTGAAGAGCATCCTTATCTATGCGAGACAGAAGGTCAGCAGTTTCTACATTATATGTATCCGGAGTCAAAGAGTTCCAGTAAGTAGTGCCAATATCTGCAACAGTAGCTACTGCACCATGTAGAAGAGTCTCAGGCAAACCCATAGCATCGGCAGTTGTAGCTGTTTGTGCCAGATACTTGTCCATTGGATCAAATTCAATAGTACCATCTAGAATACCCATATCATATTATCCTTATATTCACTCTTTAGGGGTGCCAACAAAGAAACCTTGAACTGCTTTTCCTGCATTCCTGACTTCTTGTCTTGCTGCTACAGCTATTGGATCAGTGAGATAGTCAATAGGGAAAGTCTTATCTGCATTGGAAGAGAGTGCATCACTTACTTTACCTACTAAATTGAATCCCTGCAAGACTGCTTTGGCTTTTAATTGTTCCACTGCTAGAGGATCAACAGTAAAGAGAGGGCTCTGATTCTGCTTTTTTATAGCAGCTGAGTAATACATACCTAGCTCATTAAGATTCTTTTGGCGTTCTTGCGTTGAAGGAGCTGCATTCGCTATTGTGATAGCATCATCCAATGATAACTTCTTATTGGAGAATGCAGGGGAGTTTTGTGCCTGTGCTAAGAAAGAAGGTACTGGAATCCCGTCGTTATTAGAAAGATGCGTAATATCAGAATTGAAAGCTTTTGTTGTTTCTGCTCTAGCTACTTTCATGGCTACAAACCTACGAAGTTTGGCAGCCTCTTCTTTATTGGCGCCAGACGATAGCCTAGGATCAAGACTTGTTTTCACTTGAATATCTAAAGCCTTTGCATCTGTAGGAGAAATCAATCCAACCTTTTTAAGGGTTTCATAAGCCTTAAAAGCAGCAGTACTATCTGAGGCTATATTAACAAGGCTTTCTACTTTAGCGGCTGCTATATTAGCATCCCCAGAAACTTCTGCTTCCTTCTGAATGGCAATCCTTTTTGCAAACACATTACCAGAAAGTGTAAGAGCTGGTATAGCTATATTTCCACCTTCTACAACCTGATTAAGTTCTTCTCTTCCCTTTGCAGGAAGGGCTTTATAGTGGGCAATAGCCATCACTGGATTTGAATCTGTATTTCCAATAGCCATATCCCATGTCTTTTTCTGTTCTGGTGTATATCTATTGTAGGCATCTTGTGCAGCAGCTGCAACTTGCTCATCCTTTGCCATATTCTTGAAAATAAGAGTCTCTGCGGTTCTCCTAAAGGTAGCAGCTGCAGTATCAATACTCTGATATACAGAGTTTCCTTTTAGACCCTCATTGATAGCACCGTCAGCGGCTGCCATCGCCTGATTAAGCTGAGAGCGTATTGCCCCTGTTTCTGAGCTATCAGTAGAACCATATTTCTGCCTAAAGCCTGGGGATTTATCATCTAAAGCAATACTCTCCTGCAGGGCTTTTTGCAGAGAAGGAACTTGATACTTCGCTAGACTAAGACTCTGTATTTCCTTGTATATATCAGCCTTCTTCATAGCAACATCTGCATCAAGCTGTGCAAGCCCTTTTGAAAGAGCGATAGTATCTCCACCAGACGTCTCCTGCAAGATTCTTAATCTGGTTTCCATGTTGGCAATTATATCTTCAGAAGCAGATACTGAGTGCAGCATAGCAGGGACGCCAACAGTAGTTGGTTGTCCATAAGCAGCAGGGCCACTACGATCTGCTTTTTCCACTCTTATCTGTTTCTCAGGAATGACCTGATAGCCACCATCCTCTGTGGGGGATACAGAGGCAGGTTGATAGACTGGAATATCTCTAGGAGAGTTCTGTAGAAGAGACTGGTAGTATTCGTTAATATCAAGAGTGCCCATAATTAGAATCCCCAATCACTGCTAAAGTAATCATTTCCTAGTCCAAAAGAGCCAGAAGAACTAGAGGATGAGGGAGTGCTAACGAATTGTAGATCACCGTAACTACCATTGTCATAAGCACTTCCATAAGAACTACTATAATCGTTGTAAGTACCACCATAGGTATCGCTGTAATTATTACTAGGGCTACTATATCCCCCGCTGGAGAAACTGTTTCCACCCCCTGAATAATAACTGGCTTCTCCTCCAGAATACAAGGTACCACCACTTCCAGAAGATCCGCCTGAGCCTGTATTGGCAATGTAGCTTCCACCACCACCTCCACCACTAGAACTACCTGTTTTAGTAGTCTGTGCTGACTTGGACATCGTATCCACCTTCATCAAACCTAAAGCCTTAAGGAGATTATCCGTACCTGGATCATTAGGACGGGTTAGGGCTTCCAAGACACCTTGAAGTCCTAAACTTATCTGACCGTAATCAACAGCTTGTTTTGCACCGAGAGCTCCAGCAGCCTGGGCAGATTCTGTAGCAAGGCGTTGTGCAAGAAGTCCTTGCATAGAAGAGGAGGAAGTGCCAGCGCCTTGAATTGCTTTTACAATAGCAGGCATATTTGCTTCTTGAGCTTTTCTAAGAGCTTGATTGACAGCATTCTCTGCATCTAAGAAAGCCGCCCCTTTACTATAATCTCGAGAGATCTCTCTTGTTCTGGTGATCTCATTATTTCTCTCAGCAAGCTGTTTCTGCCCAGGGGTCTGCCCAGCTTGGAGTTGTGCTATTAGTGTAGAAAGGGCAGCAAGGGCTTGTGGGTCTTTTATACCACCAAAGGAAGTGCCATAGTCATATGAATTAGACTGGTCACTTTGATAGGTGGGATTCATAGGATTAGTAAGAATCGTTGGAGTAGTAAATGCTGGATCAGCAGAAGTGCGAGATGGTAAAGAGGCCATGATTATTTCTCCTATTACAAGTATGCCAAGTGTAGCATGAAAATGCCAGTCAAGCCAATTGGATATTTATGAGGCTACCGACGACTTACGACTTTAGTACGAGCTTCAAGCCCAACAAGATCAAAAGAGCCCATAAGGTTTATATTGAACCAACGAGCTGAGATGTCTGGATAGGCTTCCACAAAAGCATAACTATTGAAGTTGGTGGTATGCTGCAAAGTAGGGAGAGCCTGTTTTCCATCTATAGAAGCTTCTACAACTAGGGAGCCATACCCAACAGTTCGCATCCATGCTTTGACTTCCAAAAGGTTTGTGTAGCCAAGTCTGGAATGTCCTATCCTTCCATATTTGAGAAGAGAGTCAGTTGGAAGCTCATCTATGATTCTTATCTCATTGGAAGGGATTTTCAAGAAAGCTGTCATACCCTTGTCTGGTGTGGGAAGAATAGCATTGATTGTCTGGTTGATAGCATCCAAAGAACCTAGAACGGTGAACTGGTTCTTCTGTTTTCCCCATTTCTTGAGGTGCAAATCTAGGACATAAGAACCATTGAATGTAGGATATGCCAAGAAAGGAACACCAGACTGCAAGAGATAAGGAGTACCTGGGTAGCGTACAATGAAAGAGTCTCCATAGACAAGCATAGAGCCAACATCGACTGGCATATCTGTTGCAGGGTTATAGCCAGCAAGAGGATCTAAGTCCAGAGAAATGCCATAAGACCCATCATAGCGCCACGGAGAGAAAGCCGAGGCTGCTATCATCCTTAATGTTTCTACTCCATTCCAAGTAGGAGGAAAGAAAGAGACAGCAGATGGGCCAGTTGGGAATATAGGTGTAGGAGAAGTAAGGACAATAGTAGGTGGATAGGAAGTTACAACTGTTGTAGAGACTACGTTGTCAGTCTGAGTTCCTGTAAGCTGAGCGTATCCCATATCTGCATCAGCATAAGATATAAGATAAGAATATGTTACTTGGGAGTCTAGATAATAAGGAACAACATTAGCTGAAGAGGAATTAATAGAGGTAAGATTAAGATAATTAACACCAGGGCCATACTCTACAAAGGTGTAGCCAGTACCAGGACTCGACCAAGTCGCAGAGGTTTTCCCTACATTCCCGTATGTACTAGAATTAACAGTGGCAGGAGCTGAGGCCAAGAAAGCTGCATTAACTTTAGGTCGCAACTCTGTGTCGTTAAGAGCATACTCATTGCAGGAAACATAAATAGGGTTTGGGGTTAAGGGAGTTCCTGCATTCCCACTAATAGCAAGATCAGTGAGAACCAAACGCCGTCCTAATACAATACCTGCTGTATCTACTCTGTAGGTATAGACCGTCCTCTTTCTTCTAGTAACCGTGAATTTCCTCTGAAAGTATTTCCTGAGATACAACATATTCTGAGGAAAGTCCATCTGAAATTCAAGGTTGCCTTCTCCTGTTCTATAGTTTCCTACTACTGTGTCTTCTATAAGATCATCCGGGGGAGCTGGAGGTATAGGAGAAGAAGCTGAAACATAGTCTATAATAGATGTTCCCTGAACAACAGGCTTTGTCTTAGTAAGTGTGACTAAGATATTTGCAGCAGCCTGCTGATGATTAAGAAAGAGGCGCCAGTCATAAATCTGTTTCTGTATAGTTTCTATCATATCAATACCCATAGCCCCTGTCACAGTAGCAGGATAGACTGGTTTGGAGCCTAAGAAGTATCTGAAAGAGTCAGAATCTATACTTGCTACTGGGTCATATTCTGTGGGGAGGGTAGTTCCTTCTATATAAGTATTGAGGATATCTGAAGCTGTAAAACCTGGATTCTGAGCTGCTCTCGTGAAAGGCCCAGTAGGATTGGATATCCGTGTAAGAGGAGAGTCTGTTCCAGGTTGTGTTATACTAAAGTCTAAGTTCCAACGAGCTTTCTTATTGGGAAATGTCTGGAAGCCAAAGGTGACAATCTGGTTTATTGCAGCAGCTACTGCATTTCCTGACATAGTAGCTGGTAAAGCAAGAGGGTCAAGAGTCCAGGGATTCCCCCCAATCAGAAGAACTTGATCTGTACCAGGTACATACTGGAAAGAGATTCCTGAATAGACATAATTGACATCAACAATGTGGAAGAAGAGATAACGCCCTGCTATAATGTCAAGATAGACTGGGTCCCTTGTTTCTCTAATATAGTCGTAGAAATCAGTTGCAATAGGATCAACCTGAAAACTATTAGTCAGTGAGGTATATTCTCCTATCCTATATATCCCAGAAGTTGAATAGACAAAATGTTCCCCATCATTCTGACCAACTGTGACAGCCCTTGAGTAAGAAATACCCGTAGAGTCCATAATCTTCTTAGCTTCCCAAAGGAGATTGCTTTGGAAGGAGAAGCCAACCCCAAGGATACTCCTTGTGGAATATACTACGAAACCATCCCTATGCCCTTTTACCGTTATAACACGACCTATGATGTCCCCAAAGATTGTATTTCCTGTTAGGTTCTCAAGAGATGGTGTGAAGTCTGTAAGATCAAGATTGCTACTCCAGCTTATGGAGTTAGCAGAATCCCAGAAGCCGAGACGAGTGCCTGCTTTGAAGATGCCAAGCTGACCTGCCATATTGAGGAAAGAAGGAGTGAAGCTTAGGATTTCAAGTTCAAGGAGAGCAGTAATATTGGTCTTATAGACAAGATCGCCTCCAGCTGAATACATATACAGAATGTTCTCAATGATACAGTAGGACCATTCTTTAAGAACAGCTGGGTCAAAGGTTAGGGTGACAGCCTGTGTCCAAGGAGCTGCAAGAGAGCCTGCGTTGGCAAGCCAAATCCCATCCTCACAGAGGGCAATAAGACGTGTCTGATATGTTGGAAGCTGGAAGGAAATAATGAACTGTACCCTACTTGCCAAGGACGAGATATCAAGCTTAGACTCGATGCCAAAGTAGCTTCGGTAGCCTTGTGTCGTAGGAAGGAAATTATATCCATCATAGGCTACAATAGGAAGTGCCTTCTCCTCACCATCTTCCCTATCAGTATTGATGAGATTCTCAAGAAGGGAATCAGGAGAGATCGGAAGGTAGGAGCGGGTAACATCTATGTGCTGTGAGCGTTGGGCCATTATCTTTTTCCTTACCTTCTATTGAATTGAGATTGAAGTGCCATTCCAGACCACTTCTCTAAGAAGTTTATATAAGCAGTGCCAGCTGCTGCTATTCCAATAAGAGAGAAGGATGGTTTCTCAGGGATTGGACTTAAGACTACGATTGTAGAGGAGGGTATGAAGAACGAATCTGCTTTGATTGTTCCATCTACGTAGGCAGCAGCGACAGCAGCAGAGGCTGCAAATTGGATGATACAGTCCTTGTCTGTGTAGATTACCATGACTTCGGTAGAAACGGGGAGAGATAAGGCTGCTGAACCTGCTGCTGTGGTGAAGCTTCTCATAACAGAGGAATTAGGACGCACAACATCAAGAGGAATTGCCTGTCCATCAGCTGTTGCTAGAGGATAACGATTGGGTATGTTTGCCATGATTGTCTATGTATCCTAAGAACTTTATAGGGCTATTAGTTTGTGGGAGAGAAAACGCACACTCCCATTAGCAGAGCTCATCCTCCAGAGCCTTCCCCCAGAATATGCCCATAATGTATAAGCAGTAGCGGCATCTCCTTGGAGAGTATATCTGGTATTTACATTAAAGACACCCTGCCGACTTATGAAGTTATTAGAAGGACTTTCTGCATAACTCACGCCAACTCCTCCAACTACAGCTATCTCAGTATTAGGTAGAAGAAAACTTCTGTGTGTACTTCTTCCAGTTGGAAGTGGTTGCTGTACCGTCCATGTTATAGTGTTGCCAGAAACAATTCCCTTATATGTATTTACAATACCACCACTACCGCCGGTAGCACCCCCTGAACAGAAGACTGCTCCATCTATACACACAGCCGTAGAGTTCTCAGATAGAGCTCCTGCAGGGTATGCTGTAGAAGCTACCCATGTTACTGTATTCCCTGAGATGGTTCCTAGGTATGTATTTGAGACATTGGCAGAGGAACTTCCTGCAATACCTAAGACTCTTCCATCTTGAAGAAGAACAAGAGAGAATAGGCGTATTGTGATAGGATAATTATTAGTAGCTACAAAAGTTACGGTATCCCCTGTGATCGTAGCTATCCATGACAGAGCTGAACGAGTTCCTGAGGTATCACCTCCAACGCATAATACACGTCCATCAGATAGAACCACCATTTCAGTAAGTCCTGCACTTGCTAGCGGGTAGTTAGTGCCAGTAGAGACCCATGTAATCCGTGTGTCCGTTCCAACAGTTCCTAGATAACAGCCAGTAGAGGAAATAGTGAAGATTCTACCATCTTGTAAGGTGCAGCAAGCTATTGCACTTGCTGGATAAGAACTAGCAACTCCAGAAGAGACTACATTCATCTCCCCTATTGGGAGGTTAAAAGTGGTACTTCCATCCCCTGCACCGTAAGAAGTGCCAATCCTAGAAAACAATGAAGCATAAGTTGTTCTTGATACTGCTTGCCCATAACAAGGAAGAAAGCCAGAAGGAACTGCTAGACAGGCAAGATCCTCTATTATTGTACCTGTGGAAGCTCCACCTCCACCACTCCCATTCGCAGCTGCTGTTATTCTTCCCTTACTATCCACAGTGAGGTTTGTGTTTGTATAACTACCAGGAGTTACAGCTGTATCTGCTAGTGTAAGAGTGACAGCTCCAGCACCAGTTCCAGTCGCATCGCCAGATATTATAAGGTCAGCTTTCTTATTAGCAAATGCAGCTCTAACAGCACTCATGCTCTTCTCCTCATCTTAGCCTTTATAACGTCGCTCAAAGTGGGGAACATCCTTGAAAGAAGACCAGTTCCCACCCCAACTATTCTTGTCTGAGAGAGATTCCCAGTAGTCTCCTATCTCTTGCATCTCCCTCTTGGAAGCGAGGAGATTCCCTTCTGGAGAAAAGAAGAAGAGGTCAAATGCCAACCTTTTAAGGTGGTAGGAATTGAGAGTCTTGGTTCTTCCAGCTTTCAAATATATGGCTTGCTGTTCTGGCGTGCGCTGGGCTTCTCCGAAAGTGACAAAGAGGCCACGGTTCATGGTCCAGACTAGGAGTTTTGCTATGTCACCTGCAAAGAGAGACTGTTCTTGACGTAAGCTCATACTTTTTCTCCTTCTCTGTTGTTCTTTCCTTGTTCGCTCATATCTTTCCACTTCTCCACAGTACGTCCTACGAAATAGGCACTCATGACAACCATTAGCATCTGAGCCAGCAATTCAACATAAGCTGGAGTCACGGAGATACCAGCAGCAGAACCAATGGAAAAGAGAGTATAAACAGAGAGGAGAAAGATAAGAACCATTGGACGGATGTTCTTTGAGAGCCAGGAGTCAGAGAGCATGTCAGCTTTCCAACGATCTGTCACATTGACCTGGGCTACTTGTTCTGCTGCAATATCAGCTTCTTGCTTGCGCATATCAAGTTCAAGGAGCCACTCTTCATGCTGGACTTCCAGCTTCTTGAGCTCTTCACTTGTGATTGTTGAAAGCTTCACTCCAAGCTTCTCTTCGATGGCTTCTTGGCCTTTTGCAATGACAGCATTGCCAAGAAGATTAAGACCTTGGGAGAAAAGGGATGCGACTATAGGGGCAAGAAGTGGTAGCATTTGTGGATTCCTCTGAGAGGTATTACATTAACTTCAAATTAGTGAAAGAAGCCTGAAAGCTTAGTCTGAATTCCCAAAACAATGAGTCCTAGGATAACAATTATAAGCCCTCTTACCCCATTTTTTGTTATATCCATCTTAAGTTCTTTCCAGAATTCTGCTTCATTCTTCTTGGCTTCTATCCAGGCTGAGTGATCAGCTCTGTGTTTGTCTGGGCCTTCTGGAAACGCATCTTTGATAGAGAGAAGCATATCTAGAATAGCATCTACTTTATGTTCAATGTCAAGGGAATCATAAGACCTACGTTCAGGATGGGGAATGTGCATTATATCCTCGCTTTTATATATGTTCAAGGTTGTACGGAATCGTTCTTCATTGTCTGATACATTGCCATCGCACTAGCTTGATAGTAGCGAGCAGAGGTTTCATCTCCGATACTCTGGAAGACTTGCGATGCCGCCCACTCTATCACAGCCCAAGGAATCATATCAAGAAGCCAGTGAGTATCTGAGCCTGAGACAGACGTGAGAATAGGAGGATACTGAAGGTAGCCTATTTCCAGGAAAGCCTCGGCAACAGACAAAGTAAAAGTCAAGTTGGAGCCTGCTAGGAAATACCTGTTAGGCTGTATGATACCAACTGGTGTAAAGACTTGGTTTGGTTCTATCTCTGTAAGATAGTAGCGTTGATTTCGTGGTCGTATATATTTGAATCTCCGAAGCCGTGTTATGGTAGGAACAACAGTGGAGAGATCAATGGTCTGTCCTAGGGAAATAGGGTCAATAGGCAAGGATTGCTCTACCAAGTCTTTGGCAAACTCTCCTTTTAGCACAAAGAAAGAGATAGCCTTATTGATATTGGAGGCTATCTCGACTCCCTTATCTGGGCGCTTTACCATCCCTGTGACTGCTGCTATAGCTTCGGAGAAGATCATGGTTTATTCCTCCTCTGGAGGAGAGGAAGATAACGTAGGAGAAGGAAGGGCACCAAAAGAAATAAGACCCTTGCTGACCTGATGTTTTAGAAGTTCAACTTGTGCCTCATTAGCAGGCTCATAGACTCCATAAGCGTTAGGAGCTAGTTTCTTGCCTGGGGTATCGGTTAGAATGAAAGTGTAGTGGAACCCTTCTGCATAGAAGACCTCTTTGGGAGGTTTGGAAGAGGCAAGTTTGTCAGCAATAGAACTCATGGTATATCCTTTCTAAATAGAAAAAGAGGAAGCCTCTTGTTACAGAGACTTCCCAGTAGTAGATATTAGGCAACGCCAGAAGTGAGGCCAGTTGTGTAGGAGCAAGAATAAGGATTGATAAGTTCTACTGCCAGCTCTGTAGTAAGAGAACCACCAACACCATCAGTTCCAAACTCAGTAGCTTTCTTATCCGAACCATATTCTTCAGCTTTAGTATCCCGACCATCCATATAAGCCAGTTTGAGAGCTGGCATATCGACAATCAGAAGACGACCTGCGGTAGGATCAAGACCGTTGAATAGAGGATGTTCAACTAGATTGATGGTTCCCTTGTAGAACTTGAAGCTAGTGAATTGCATACCAAAGGAGGTCTGATCTTGCATGATCTGAATCTGACCAGACTTACGACCTACGTCTGTGAGAACCTTCATAGCAAGAGCGTCAGCAAATCCAAGACGCTCTTTCGGGTTGCTCATATCAGTGCTGTAGGTGAATGCTTCTTCAACCAGAGCAACTAAGTCAGAGTAGTTAGTAGTGGCAGCAGCAGGATTTACGTTAGCTGGAGCATATTGATGGATTGCATCAATGATACCTTGAGTGGCATGCACTGGCTGGGAGCCTGTGGTATCCATCTTAGCTTGGCCAAAGAGAATAGCCGATTCAATATCTACAGAGTGGAACAGGCTGCAATCCTTACGACTTTCTGCCATATTGCTGTAGCCCATCTCAGACATACTAGCACGTGCTGTATCAGTCAGGCCCCACGCATTACGGAAGATTTGCGTGAAGTTAGAGATATACACAGTAGCTAATTGACGAGCTGAGGGACGCATAGACCCTTCGATGAAGGCAGTACCAATATGGATGAGCTTATCAGCAGCATTCAAGGCAGCAGCAGCAACACGGCCAAACGCACGAATAACAGTGATAGTAGTTGCAGAATTGACGGCTGTGATCTTCATATTCTCACGAGTACGCAAGTTATGAAGAACCATATCAGGTTGCATACCCGCCGTGGAGTCTACTGTCAGCAGAGTCGCACCTACTAAGTCACCAGCAGTAGAAGTCGTTGTGATAAACGTCATCGTCTTGCTGAAATAGCCGTGGGTGGAACTCTTAGCAGTGCTCTTACCTGCTTGCGAGGACATTGCAAACAGAGGAGCAGAACCGTTAGGGAAGAGACGCAGAATAGTACCAGCAAACGAGCGAGTATTAAGTTCTGCAGGATTTAGAGTAGTATTAAAGATACCATTGAGCAGTGCCATTTCTTAGTTCCTTTCAAGTTAGGAGAGATATTTATTCCAGTCCATGCCCTCTTCTGCTTGCGTTTGTGCTTCTGTTTTAGCAGCAGGATTCATAGCAGCATGGATGTCATTCAAGTATTGCTTAGCTGCATTTGCGATCTGGGCCGGAGTAGCATCTGCATACTCCGGGGAACTAGCAAACTGGTTAGCAATACGATTCAATTCAGATTTGATAACAGGATGATTATAGTTTGGTGCAGAGCTAAGAGCATCTGCGGTTAGTTGAGATTTGATACCACTTTCTACACGCTTATTGTCATACTCAGAACGCTGACCAAGATGTGTTTCTGTTAGTTTAGTTGTATGCTCCAGAGAAGCCCTGTAGGAATTACGACCTACCTCTTGAATAAGTTGCATCATAGCAGCAGCATCACCACTTGTAGCTTTCTGTACCAGAGCAGGATCAACTCCTTTTGTAAAATCCATCTTACCTGCTACATCAGCTACTACTTTTGGGTCTAAATTAAAGCTGGGAGGAGCTTCTGGTGTAGTCTTGTTGGCATTATCGTATAATTTGGTATATACATCAAGAGGATTTTCTGTTGAGGGCTGGCTTCCTGGCATTTTTCCTGTAGCAGGGTCAGTAGATGCAGGATTAGCTGAGAGGTTATCAGCAGCTTTTATTTGATTAGAAGTGGCAACGGGCGCAGTGGTGTCAGGTTTGGGACGAAACATATCCATGATGCTCATGATATTACTCCTTAGAAGTGGTAGAGATTGACAACAGGGTTGATATTACAGAAAGTTTGCCTTGCACAATTGCGTGTGCAGTGGCTATCTCGGTAGTCGGTTTAGATAAAGCTGAAAGCCCCAGAAGCTCTTTGGTATCTTCAATTGCTATACTACGAAGGTACTTCTTAACTACGGAATTTGAGAAGGTCTCCACTATAATATCTATTTCTGGTGGAGAGAGTTCCACTAAGGGAAGAATGCTTGAGATACTCATCTTTGTGCTCCTGGCTGTGGTTGCTGCTGTGGTTGTGGCAGTGGCTGTCCTGTTCTAGGATCAATACCATTCTGCTGTTGTGCTTGCATAGCTCCTGCTTGCTGTTGATTCTGCTGTGCTTCTTGTGGATTAGGAGTATATTCTTCCAGACCCCGAACTCCCATAAGTTGTGCAAGATGAGAGAACATACCTGGAAGCCTAGGGCCATATGATTGCTGAAGAACCTGACTCTGCCCTATCATTTGCATAAGCTGGGCAATGGACTCTGTTCCTGCAAGTTTGCTCTTAGGAGTATAACCATCTGCTACACGGAAACTAAGAACAAGCTTACGGAGTTCCTCAATCTTTACATAGAACTCTTTACCACTTCGTTGGGATACAGTGTAAGCATCTGAGCCATATTGGAAGATATTAAGTTTCAGTATCTCTTTTAAGGGCATAAAAACTTGCGCTTCTAAGGTGAGGGCTGGAAGACGCAAACGTGAATCCGAGCCTCCCATTGTATCCGTCCATTCACGAACACTCTTATTTCCTTGCTGAAATTGTCCCTGTTGTGGCTTATTAAGACCAGAGAGTTGGTCTCCAAAACTTACAATCTGACGAGCATCTTGGATAGTAGTCTCTGTCCCACGTGGATCGAATGGAATAGGATGATATGCGTCACTGATGCGCTTTGTTGCATCTAGGCTATTTGACTTGACTGGTATCTTTGCAGCTGGAACAGGAGCATTGATGTCAGATTTCGAGATAAGAGTAGGATCATAGAGTGCTCTGTCAGAGACTGCTCTACGAGCTGCATTGAAACGGATATTGAAAAGAGTGGAAGCTGCAGTCTGAAATGGGATAGAACTCTCTGCTATACTCTGAGTCTGGTAGCCTAGGCCATCTTCCAGAGGTTGTCCAAAGATAATAGGGAGATAGTCATAAGCTGAGATTATGCGTTTTGCCTGGACCAATATAGAGTCATTGATGAAGACGAACTTCCATATCTGAGGGGTCTTAGTTTCTGTGCCAAAGAGACGGAAGTCAGCTGGCTGAATACGAGCATATAAAGTGAAGCGCTGGAAGTTATTTGCTGACATTGGATTATAGGAGGCACTCTGTTCCTTGGCTCCAGTTATATAAGCAGTCCAATTCATCTCATCAAGAGGACGACGAGCAGAGACATACTGTGAGACAGTGGGATGTATCCTATAATGTGTGTAAGTCTCAGGGGAGTTAGGTATTACGGAGTTCAAGGCTTCTTTTGCGTTGATGACTTCTCCTTCGACACTGAGCTTGTTGAGATACCTTTTTAATTTGGTGCGTGAGAGAATGTCAATATAACCAGCGTAGTCTCCTTCTGCAGCAATATCTCCTGGATTGACATTCCTATCCCAGATAAGATTGTACGGATCTTTGCGTGTTATCTTGCTATAGTAAGTGGAAGCCTTGTTGAGTTTGGCCTTACCAGGTTCTAAGAGCTCATCAGCAATAGAATACTGATCCACAGAAGTCCAATCTACTTCAATAGCAGAGAGATTGTACTTGACACCATCACGTAGGAAGAGAAGAAGCTGACGAGCATATCCCCCAAGAGTGGCTTGGTCGTCAATCAAAGATTCTAGCATCTCTGCTGCATCTCTATTTTTGGGGGAAGAGACTACTGGGAAGAGAGGAGAACCTGAAAGGAATACTTCCGAGAGATATCCTACCATACTATCTACCTGAGAGACTACAACAGGCGGGACTGTGGAGGGCAAGTCGAAGACTCCTACAGGAGTAGTAGCTGCGTCGATGCCAATCCCAGAGACTACTCCTGTTGCTGGGTCTCTATTCTCCTGGTAGCGTGCATAGGCTTTGTCTATTACTTCCATCTTAGTATGGTATTCTGAGAATTTCTTATGTTCTGTGAGAATACGACGAGAGAACTCTAGGAGAGCTGCTTGCGATTCTGGCCTAGGTACAATAGCCTGCTTGTCTGGAGATTTGGTTGTGGTTTGCATTTCTATATCCTCTTAGTTAGAAACAGGAATTATGCTCTACTGAACAGATTGTATGGTCTATTTGAGAAGCATTTGATGCCAGGGAATAGATAAGATGCCAGTACTCATTTCTTATATCAAGACCATAAGATACAGCATCTAGGATGTCGTCCTTGTTGTTCTTCTTTCCTATCTTGTAAAGGGAACCTTGCCAGTTAAAGGCTCTCCTAGCAGATGGGTCATGTAGGAAGTATGTTTTCCTATAAAGTTCTTCTACAAATAGACGCATACGAGATTCTTTTGAGCGTCCATGTGGCATCAATTCTACTACGTGGATATGGGTTATTCCAAGTTCTTTCAGAAAATGGGAGATCCAGTAGCCAAGTGTTTGCTGATAGGCAACAGCTTCTACGCCTATGAGAGATACTCCATTCTGTATTGCTATTGTGATAGCCTCTTTGATGAGTTCTGCTGGGTTCTTTATGCCAGCATTTATACCACAAACATAGCCTTTGTTGTTATATTTCTTATGTAAGACTATGACATTATCGTCTGAAGTGGAACGAAAGCCAGCAGGGTCTATTGTGAGGAAAGCGCCATCATCCAAGACTATCTCATCCACATCAGAGTCTGGAACAGGCATTGGCAGCAGAGAATGCTGCACAGACTGAGGGTCATTCATTACTTCTGCAAACCATATATGTGAGAGTCCTAGAGCTTCATCATGCTCATAGGATTCTTTTAGTTCTGCAAGAGATACAAGTTCAGGCCATAAAGGCTGTCCATCAGATAGGATTGCACCAGTTATCATAGATGTCCAGTAGGGATTCTGGCGGAACTTTTGGAGAATACATTCTTCTGAGTAGAGATTCCCTACATAGACTATAGTGCGACGTCCTCTATGGGATACAGATTTGAATATAGTCCCTGTCAATTCTTCAAGAAGATGTTGGCGTTCTGTGGGACTACTATCATTGTCCTTGGTCTGTACGTCATCACAGAATATAAAGTCTGGACGCTCATTCTTGAGATTGATACCACGAATACCAGCAGTCCATCCACGAGCTACGAGAGTCACTGAGCGTGTATGGTAGGCTGCTTTCTTGGTATCTTTGCTGTCAATAGCCTTAGAAGGTGCCCATTCTCCGTAGATGGATACTATATTGTCAGAGGAGAGGATGTCATCTATGTCTGCTAGGAGGTTTTCTGCCAGACTTGAGTTGGAACATACAATAAGGATAAAAGAGGCATAGTCATAGACTATCATCCAGGCAATTAGAATCTTAATGAAGGTGGTCTTTGCATGGCCTCGTGGAAGCCCTAATGCAAAACGGAAGAGACTTTCTATGCGTTTTGGGTCACCTTCTCCTACTATCAATTGCCAAGCAGCAATATAGAATGGTGGCAAGGAGAAGCGGAAGATATTGGGCATACAAAGAGAGGCAAAGAAGTTAATATCTCTCCTGCCACGTTCATAGGCATCTGTGATAGAGACTGCTATATTGATAGGGATGTTAGTTTCTGTGCTCATCTGGGGAGTTGTATCATCTTATCAAAGGGAATATCAAAAGACTCAAGGGGATTCCCAGGAGTTCCACTGAGAGCTTTTGTAAGCTGATTCTCTACTGCACGTGATTCTGCTTCTCCAGCTATACGGAGATAGGCTTGGTATGGATCAAGACTTTCAGCTTTCATGAGCTGATCAGGAGCTATTTGGAATCCTATAGCATCATAGTTTGGTTTATACACTGGATCAAACATCTTAGGGTTTCCACCCCTGGCGAAGTTCTCAGTTTCTTGTATCGTATGTTGTAGTTCGTGAGCTACTGTATTCTTCGCTGTTAGCAGGTCTGGAGCTTGTGCTTGTAACTTTAAAGTCTTAGGATTGAAAGAGCCACTTTTTCCAAGACTGGAATCTACCTTGACTCTAAGCTCATCAAGAAGCTTTTGTAAGTTTGGATAAGCAGCTACCAGATCAGGATGCTCCACTGCATATGTCTGGATACCATCTTCTATTGCAGCAGGTTTAAGTTTCATCCCAGTGTCTGGTATCTCGTAGCGGAGTTTCCCTTCAGAACCTCTCCAGAGGCCAGTTTCTTTGAATATCTTTTTGGCAGAATGTGTCCCAGCTTCTTCCATTTGTATGAATTTATCAAGCTTTGCAAAGGGAAAGGTTTTTGCACTTTGTCCTGCAAAGGTTCCTATAAGCTTTGCTCCTGATGCTGCATTACCACCAGGTAAGAGATAGGAGACATCACCTTCAGTGGCAGCTTTTATCTGAGCTACTGCTGTATCTGCTGCATTATATAGGGTATTGGTGATAGCATCTGAAGGATTATGTATAAGATCAGACACATTTCTCCCAGCTACTCTTCTGTAGTTGTCAACTACTGCTAAGGCTTTGTCTAGGATTCCCATGATGGTATCATCTTGCTATCTGTGAGAGATTCAAGAACTTGCGATTGCAGCTTTTGGAGAGAGGAAATCTCTGGCTTTTGCGAGGATACTTGAGAGACTTGCGTTGGTAGAACCCGAAACAGTCTCTGTATTGCCTGTTTTTGGACTATCAAGACTTGCGTAGGGGTCATTTTCCTTCTCCTTAGGAGTCATGCGTGCAAAGAGATCAGCTACAGCTGTAGAAGATAGGGGTGCTAAGTTACGATCTTCTATTGCTATTACTTCCTTATTGCTTGAGAAAGCTAGTTCTGGAACAGCATGTGTTGGAAGCTGTAGCTGGACTACTGTGTTAAAGACTTGCGTTCCTTGTTGTATAGGATTGATACGATTCTTGGCTTTCTCTTGGCGCTCTGCCACAACACGCAAGGCTGCTGTCACATCTTTCATCTCTGAGACTGTGGAAAGGTCTATCACCTGCTTCAGAAGTTTGTGCTCTGCTTCAAGATACTTTGCACTTATGCTAACTTCTTCAGCATCTTTTGTGGCAACTTCTGCCATCTTAGCCTGTAAGATTTGGTCAAAACCCTCTTCTGCTTTAAGCTGGGAGATTCTAGCTGGGCTGACTCCTATGATTGAGGCAACAGAAGATGCTGAAAGGCCAGAAGCTAGGAGGGTGGCAACGCGTTCAAGGTTCATGGTGAGGTCCTCCAATTTGCAATTCTGCAATGTTAGGGTAAGTATATATGAGGTGGGAAGGAAGGGAAAGAGGATGTTTCTGCATTGCAAGGTGGAAGAAGAGGGGAAGAATAGAAGAGATAGGGAATAGGGGAAAAATTTAGGAAAAATTTAGGAAAATGTTAGGCTTGCCTTTGATGATAGCGCGCCCTCGAATACCAAAAAAAACCCCCTATACGGGGGTTCTTCTCTGCATCTCTCTCTTTAGTCTAGGGCCTGAGCTACTTCCAGACCAAGATCGAAGGTTGTACCTTGAACTGTCTTTATCTTGGTTTTACCGGTGAAATCCCACAATTTTATCAAATACCCTGAAGGTGTTACAAACGCCAAGACTGAGAACAGTTCATCGCCTTTACGCGCAAGCAGCTCAAAGGCTGGGTCATGTTCTACTAAAGCGCCGATTAGTGCCACTGTTTTATTATCTATATTCCAAAGGTGAAGCATGATCGGTTTCCTTTATATAATTGGCAAATGTAAAAGGGTAACCCTTCAGAATCGAAGGGTAACCGTGTTTTTCTTCCTTCTTACCTTCTCTTACTCAAGCAGAGGATCAACAGCGCTGCAAAGCTCATCAATTTGCGTTAGGATACGTTCAAACTTTGCCAGAAGTTCAGGAGACAGGGATGCAGCAAACTCTGCTACATAACGATTTACAGCAGCTTTACGTTCTGCGCTCATGTATGGCAGGTTTTTCATGCTTGTTACTAGATCAACCATTGCAGAATTGAAGTTTGCAGGCTTACCAAGCGACGGCAACCATGCTTTGAAAGCTGCAAGGAATGCACGGCGAATCTCAAGGGCTTCGCCACTACGGCCACCACTGGCAAGCAGTTCTTCCACGGTTTCAGCAATTTTGTTGCCTTCCTTCAAAGTGGCAGACTGCGGAAACAGCTTATTGCGTGCAGCAGCTTTCACAGCAGCCATAACAGCATCGAAGGCATACTGAACACGCTCATCGGCGTAAGTGGGGAAACCTTCTTCATCCTTGCCAGCAGGTTCTACGTTGAAGCCAAGTTCCGATAGGAGAGGATAGAATACAGTTACTTCGCCCACCTTGACATAGGCATTATTTTCTTTCTTCGAGACTTCCATGATATATGATTGCATGATTTTACCTTTCCAGAATGTGAATCAGAATTTGCAAATCTCTTATATTGGCGGATTCGCTAGGCCATTGATGCAGGTCGTTTTGCGACCTTGATGCTATTGTCTCATGAAAGCTGGCAGATTGTCAAGTGTTTTCTGCCTGTTTCGCAGATTTTTTTTTTATCGGTAGAAGATATGCAGCAAGGCAACAAAAGCAACAAAAAAATGGGTGGATTTTCTCACCTGCTTTTCTGTCCAGACTTTCAGGATTTTCAAGATTTTCCATTCCCATGCTTTCTTCCTATTTTCCCTGCCTTTTCTGCTTCCTCTTCTGCTTCTGCTTGCACTGTTAGGAGAGGTGTAGGGTATTGGTCAAATCGGAAGGGTGGAAAGTCAGAAAAACCAGGAAAATCCTAAATGTTCTAAATGTCCTTCACTTTACCCC